CTTTGGTGTGTTGTCTACAGTTGAGATTGCTGATGAAAAAGCGTTGGGATGGAACCCCATAGAGGATTCAAGCATGAAATGACGGTAGCCACGAGAGGCAGCGGCTGCATTCAGTTCGGATTCTGTGTGTATGGAAAGTTCCCTGCCATCTATGCTTGCGGATACTATCTCTGCAATTGTGGAGGGTTTGGTAAAAGTGGGGCCTATTCTAAAGACAGAAACAGAAGAATCTGTGACTGCATCACCAAGACTTACCTTGTAAGTGAGTGTGGTTGTAGATGGAACGAGAACAGGGAATGCTCCATTATACTCAGTGGGGGTACCTCCTGAGACTACAACGACATCGTTTGCGCTGTATGAATGGGCACCACTGAAAGTAATAGTGGCAGTTTTCCCATCGATGGTAAGTGTACCTGTTTGTGTAGCCTCGCCTAGAGGTGTAGTCCCGCCAGGATTAGTGGCAGACCCCTCTGACTGAGGGTACTTTGAGAGACGAGTGAACTCTACAAGAGTGTCATCAATGTACTGGTTTATTTCTGCATCTGTCCAGTGCCTGTTGTCTTTATCTTGTAATGCCGTTTCAACTCTCTCCCTTATTTGTTTGCGATTCATTAATCTTGGTCAAGGTCTATTACCTCGTGACGCTCTTTTGCATCTTCAAGATCCTCTAATGAAATTCCCATTTCATTCCCAGTCTTTGGCCATTTTTTAACAATAAAATTAAAACGCCTGTTCGACCTTGATACTAGGTTGCTCATCAGATTCTTTTGAAAATAGTCGGTAGTGACTGCGTCATTCAGTACGTTTACATGGAGAAGCGTCACTATCCTATCTGTACCACGGGGAATAATTATTGTATTCTCACCATGTGTAACTGGGACAGGGCCCATCTCTGTGTTGTTATGTCCATGATCAATATTGATAACACAATAGCCTTCTGGAACAGGATCTCCCTTTTTCCACTCTCTGGCCATCTTCATGCCGTTTGGCATTATTACCCACTGGCCTTCACCAGCGTCTTGATATGAACTATGTTTTTTACCGTGCTTGGGGATGTGTTCGCTTTTCCCTAATAATCCACCCGCTGTTGGCATATAATCTCCTTATTATAGTTGTTACAGTTAATACCAAACGGGGTTGCCCCCGCTCAGTAAATTACTTAATCTTTAGGTTATTACGCTAAAGTTGATTGTTCCCAAACTACATTGGCATCAAAACGATAGTCTACCCACCAGTACATTGAACCAGAGGTAGGTATCCCAGTTGCAACTACAATAGTAGCAATAACCGGAACCACATATTCTCCCGAAGAAGAATACTCAGTGATGTTAGACAAGGCCACAGTCGCTGAAGATTTATTCATAGGTGGCAATACCATCTGCCCTTCCATTGAATTTTGATTGATTACCATAGTACCAGGTACTAAGGCATCCAAGTCCCAAGCTGCAACTACATCAGCAGCGGCAGTGGCACTTGTTGAATCAGACTGAGATACACCAACTGGATACCCAAACTTATAGGTAATCGCTGTTGAGTTGCCTGCAAATCTTACTGAGGAGCGTAGTTGAATCTGGTCGATTCTTGCTCCCATAGGAATGTAGAGCGCACGGGTATAAGTGCCAGTGGCACTCAGATCCGAAAAGGTAACATTGTCATGCTTCGTGCTCTGCCCCACATTGACAATTTTTGTTTTTATAGAGTCCATAGATTTCTCCGAAATTAGACATTTAGGGTATAGGAGCCCCCGCTACGGGGGATCCCGTAGCTGAGGACTACATAAGGTTAGGATTATAAGTTAGTCGCCATGCACTCAATGCGATACATCCACAGATCCTGTAAAATAATACAAGAGTAGAATGTATCCCATGCAACAGTACCACGCTGACCTAAAGGGTCACCAGGTCCTGGGCGGGGCATAACAACTTTGGAGCGGAGAGAATCCATGCCCCCAAGTGTTGCACAACCAATTGCATCGGCTGCAAGGATGATAACGGGATATACATCGGCGTTACCAGAAGAACCCTGAGTACCGCCGGTTGAAACAGCGTATTGTGCATTACCAGAAGCTAACGTGGCTCCTGCATCTGCAAAGGGTACAGCCTGCGTTGTAGTAATGAATCTGACACCTCTTACGGAACCAATTTCACCTTCAATTGCATCGCCAGTTTCACTATATTTTTCAACTGGGACAAATCCGGTAATTGCTTCAATATCCTGACGAAGGTCAGGGTGGCAAATTCCAACAAATGACTCACGAATTGGCTCGGTAGCAATACCAACTGCTGCTTTCAATTTCTTGCGAAGCTTCACGGCATCATTACGCTCTAGCACACGAATTGCTTTCTGTATTAATCCGTCGGATCCCGTAGGAGCAGAGGATTGAGCAGAAGTTAGTGCGGCTAGACCAATTGTAGCATCAACAGTAGCACGACTGGTTCCACCAGCATATGCTGCCTGAGTTCCTGCACGGAAGGTCTTGTAGCTGAGAAAGTCAATTGTCTCACCAGCTTGTGTGGCCTGCCGTTCTGAAATAACGTTGAGAACCGGATCATGCGAGGCTGCCAAAAGGACGTCTGTGGTATTCACATAACTTCCGAATTGCTTCAGCGTATGCATGAGCGTGGTGTGCTCAAGCGAGGTAAAGTCCGGTGTTACACCTTCCGCAATCGGGGAATCCACGACTGGAAATCTTTCGTAACGACGGTGTCTGATCTCTAAACCTTGTTTCTGAGGCTTAGTTTCTTTTTGTGCGAATTTCGC